ACGTTTCTAATTTTTTGAACGTGAAAACCATTAAAAAAGTAGACATCAAAGCCTAATCGAGTCAATCGGTTAGGCTTTTTGTCGTTATATAAAAATGAAAAAATACGAATTAAAATATACAGTTGGAGAAGATGGCGTTTTTAGAATGTCAACAGTCGAAAGTCCAGCACTTTCAGACACTCAACTTGTTATGTTTGATGATGAAAGTAAATTACTAGAGTTTCAAGATGATGAAAAAAGAGTAATTTATTCAGTTGCAATGCGTCCAAACGTTTTGATTCCACGTAAAAATATTAACGGCGAACCAGCAATGGTATTTTATACGGAGCAAACCGTTAGAGATTTACAACAAAATTTCTTTAAGAATAATTCTCACAACGGGGCAACAATAAACCACGATAAAAATGTACGTACAGATATGTACTGTTTTGAAAGTTGGATAGTTGAAAATCCTGAAAAAGACAAAGCGACTTTTTTAGGTATGTCAGTTGAAAAAGGCGATTGGGTACTAGGTCAAAAGGTAGATAACGATGAGGTTTGGCAAAAAGTAAAAAATAAAGAATTAACAGGCTTTTCAATTGAAGCCTATTTAACACCAGTATTAACTGAAAATCAAATAGAAATGACAAAAGAAGAAATTGCGGAATTGGTAAAGGTTACAATGTCCGAGCAAGATGACGAAAAGAAAAGACTTGCCGAAGAAGAAGAAGAAAAGCTAAAAATGGCAGAACCACCAGCAACAGAAGATGCACCATCCGAGCCAACAAAAACTTCCGAAGAGTGGCAAAAAATGATTGATGAAAAGGAAACGGAAATCAACGACTTAAAAGCAAAATTAGCAGAGTACGAGTCAAAAGAAGTTGAAATGAAAGCCGAAATCGTGGAAATGAAATCGGAAATTGAAAAAGGTTTGAAGCCTAATGTGAAAGAAAAAGCTGATTCAGAAATGACTGCTTTCGAAAAATTCAGACAAAGAAATTTTAATAAATAACAAATAAAATATATAAAATGGCAACAACTTACACTGGGGCGCAAATCCCAACAGATTTTAAACCCGAGATTATCTCTGAAATTCTTTTTAGAAACGATACTGTTGAAAAAGGATTAGTGGCTTTTGAAACAGGAATCAAAGCAGGTCGAATTATAACTGAAAATCTTAATTCGGTAACAATGCAGGCGTGGACGGTAAATCCAACAGGTAGCGAAGCAGGAGCAATTGGATTGGAAGATACTTTGGTAACTCCAGTAAAAGTTGAATTTATCGACAAATTCACTCCAGACGATTTGCGTTCAACTCGTTTTAATCGAGATATGAAACAGGGTGCAATCAATGATGTTTCAGACGAATTCAACAAAATTGTTTTAAACGGAGTAGCTCCTTTAATCAGTTTGGACGCTGAAAATAAATTCTGGAACGGTGCAACAAGCGCAACAAAAACAGCAGTAGCAGCATTAACAGCAGGTACAGCCAACACGGCAGTTGGAGCGGCTGAAAAAGCTTTAGTTGCTGCAATGCCTACAACTTTGTTTGATTCATTGACTACCAAAATTATATACAATAAAGGAGCAGTAGGCAAAAGAATAAAAGTTGCAGGAGCTACTTTAAGTGTTTCAAATATTGCTACCGAAATGGGCAAACTTTACGATGCAATACCAGACGAGGTTTTGAGCGGAACAGAAAAGCCTTATATGTATGCACCAAGAAACGTTAAAAAATTAATTAACAATTTCAATTTAGCGCAAACTTACAGAGACACTTTTACAGTTGATTTAGCATCGGGTAAATACTTCTATTTAGATGTAGAAATCGTATTTGTACCTTTGGCTCCAAATGTGTTAATCGCTGGTATTCCAATGAATTTTATGTGGTGTACTGATTTGATGGATGATTACGCAAATATTGAAATTGCTAAATACCCAGCGCCAAGAAAAGACTACTTCTATGATGTAATCTTTACAATTTTTGCTCACGTAGTTAATCAAAAGTTTAACGTTTTATACGTAGGATAATATGAGTTTAACTAAATCAAGAAATATAAGTGGGCAAGCCCCTATGAAAGGGGTTAAGGCTATCGGTATTGCTCCGTATCTCGCAAGCGATACAGTTCAAAATACCGTTACAGGTGTGGTTGCTTTTCCAGCTCATATGTCTGGCGATAATACAATTGCTAGATTTGAAGTGAAAGCATCTGGCAATAACATAGTAGAAACAGGTACTTTTGACGAAGCTACTAGAACGATGGAATATGTAGGTGTTAACACTTTCTTTGTACCAGGTAATGATTTAGCTTTACGAAATGAATTACAAGGTAACAGCGGATTTTTAAAAACCGTATTCATAGAAGATTACAACGGGAAAATTTATGTTTTAGGCTCTCAAAATGGTTGTGATATTATGACAATCGTAGGTGGTTCGGATTCGCAAGGATTCACAATCACAATTAACTCAAAAGAAAAAGAGTTGATGTATGAATTGACTGCTCCAGCTATTGCAGATTATACAGCCGCTTTAATGGCAACGACATAGTTTTTTTTTCATAATTTTTAAGGTTGGAAACCCTATCCTTTTGGGTAGGGTTATTTTTTAATAATAATTTTTATGAATGTACTAAAAATAAATACTTCGCCAACTTTTCAAATAGTAGCAAGAAAGAAATTAACTAATTTAAACTTGACAATTAAATTAGCAAAAGAGGGAAGTCAAACAGAGCAAACAATAAACGCAACGGCAACACTTTCACCTAATGAAAATTACAATCTATTATTAGCAAGTTTTCCGACAGGTAATGCAAATGAGAAATTTTCTTTTATAGTTTTCGACGGATCAGAAATAGTTTGTTTAGGAAAAATAATGATTGTTGCGCCTACTGAAGTTGTGAAAAAATACACAAAAAAAACAACGCCTAACTATTACAAATGAAATTAGAACATTTTGAATTTTCGGCATACGAAACTGGAATTACAAAACCCGATGTAGGGCAAAAATATACGCTAAACGGAAACAATAACGCTAATTTTAAAAAGTATAAAGATGCTTTTGACGATTCGCCAACGAATGCTTTTATAATTAAAACGATTGTAAATTATATTATTGGTAATGGCTTAGTTGACAAATCGGGAACTATCAATCCACACTCTTATATTTCAAAACAAGACCTTAGACTGATTGTTCAAGATTTTAAAATATACGGTTCTGCTTTTCCTCAAATTATCAATTATGGTGGTTTTCCAATTAAAATAAAACACACACCAGCAATGAGATTGGGTTTGAATATCGACCAAAATACAAAGTCAAAAAACTATATGGAAGTTGATGGCTTTTGGTACAGTTGGGATTGGGCGGAGAAATACAAATACATTCCGCAATTTGTGCCGATGTTTAACAAGAAAAAGAACGCTAATGTGTATGAAATGATGCATATTAAGACTTTGAGTTCTGAACCTTATTTTCCTTTCCCTGATTATTTTAGCGGATTAAAAAGCGCAAAGATTGAAGCAGCTTTGATTGACGATGCAGTTAATCACGTTCTTAATGGATTTCAAGGCAAGACCATTATTAACGTGAATAACGGTACTATAATGGATGATGATGCGAAAGATGCGTTAGTTGAGCAAGTTAAAAAAGATTGGACGGGCACTGAAAATTCAGATGGTGTAACGGTGTCAATTAACGAAGACCCAAGCCAAGCTATTATAGTTGATACAATAGAGCCAAGAGGGCGTAACGAGCAATTTGTAACGTATGAGGAAACCGCTGAAATTAAATTAATGGCAGCGCATTCAGCTTTAAACATTTTATTTCAAAGACCTGGTTCAAGTGGTTTCTCAAATAATGCTGAAGAGATTGCAACCGCAACAGATTCATTATATTTAGGTGTAATTAATCCGATGCGTGAAATAATTTTAGAACCATTAAACGATGTTTTTAAAAAAATAAATCCTTTGTGTAATATTGATTTTACTAACTTTGGACAAGAAAAAGCGATAACAAATGAGTAATACGTGGATAACAATGGATAGAATTTCGAGATTATCGGGGTTCGACGGTAATATTGACCAAGACAGTATTGACCCTTTTATTTTTATGGCTCAAAAATCTGAAATAAAAAGGATTTTAGGCACAGATTTATATAATAAAATAAACAATGGGATTCAAGATAACAACCTTTCAGACGATTATTTGACTATCTTTGATGAGCATATAGGCACAATCTTGACTTACTGGACTTGTTCTTACTATTTGCAGTTAGGTGTCGTTAAAGTTTCTCAAAACGGTGCTTATTTAGTTGCTCCTGACAAAACAGAGCAGGTTTTTGACGATAAAACAGGTAAAATTGCTAACAAATATGAAGCGTTGGCGATAGGTTTAGAGCATAAATTAGTCGAATACTTGAATACTTTAAGTATTCCTGAGTGGAAGTCGCCCGATCAAACGAGTGCAAAGTCAAGTTTTAATTGGTTAAGAGTAAAATAATATGGCAAATATTCAAAATATAAACGTATCAAGTCCAAATGACGGTAATGGAGATACGTTAAGAGATTCTCAAATTATTGCAAATGATAATTTTGCAGAATTAAACGATAAAAAAGTAGAAAAAACAGCGGGTAAAGATTTAAGTGCGAACGATTTTACGGATATTTTAAAAGCGAAATTAGAGTCTATTGAAGAAAGCGCAAAGGTAAATGTTCAGCCTGACTGGTTGCAAGAGGATAATTCAAAGCCTGATTTTATAAAAAATAAACCAACAACTGATTTTTTAAACGCATTCGGGTATTTAGATTACGAAAATTCATCAGTAGCACAAAATGCAGTTGGGGGGGGTGAATTAAAGTTAACGAATGATAAATTAGGGTCAAATACGGATGTAAGTCAAGCTCCTTTTGGGGTTTCTAGTTTATTTAATTCAACAACAAATCAATTTGATTTTTCGCAGTTAAACGTTGGCGATTGGATAGATTTTAGACCTGATTTAAACATTGATTTAGTAGGTACAAATAGTAGCTTTAAACTGTATTTAAAAATGGCTATTGGTTCAGGGTCGGATTGGACTTTAAATATTCACAATGGCGAAAGAAAAAGTACAGACGCCTTTAGCGAAGTTCCATTTACAGGGTTTTACATCGGAAGTGAAGAAGTTAGGGATTTTCCAGCAGAACTTTACATTTTAACTGATGCAAATGCAACTGTAAAGGTAAACGGTTTTTTGTTTAAAGTTATAAGAAAAAATATAAACTTAATTGATATATCAGCTGGCATTGTTGACTCCACAATAATAGAAGATTCTCCAAATGCAGTAGCAGGTGGGGCGGTGTTTGATTTACAGCAAAATATAAACGTTTTAGATTCAGACAATTTAAAATGGGCTGCTTTAGGGGATAGTATTACAGTAGGTGTAGGCTCTACAAGTGGAACTACAAGCTATGTTAATATAATTAATAATAAAGTTGGATTTAATATAGTTAGTAAATTAGCTGTTACAGGAACAACAGTACTTTATAATCCAACTCAATCTCTTTTAAGTACTCAAGTTGCAGCAATTCCCGTTGGTACTAATTTCATTACTGTATTTTGTGGTGTTAATGATAGGACTTTTAATCACGCGTTAGGGGATGTTCAGGAAGTTTTGACAAAGTCTTTCGCATCATTAAACGATACAAGTACTTTTGCGGAAGCGTTTAGATTTAATTTGGAAACAATAAAAAATAACTTTCCAAACGCTAAAATATTTGTAATAACACCAACTCAAACAAGTAGAGCAGCAACTTTACCATTAAAATATTATGTAGATGTTGAAATAGAAATTGCTAACTTTCTATCTATTCCTGTAATTAATGCCTATGCTAATTCAGGACTTTTTAACGGTAATGCAACTTTTACACCTGATGACTTACACCCGAATGATGCAGGTTATCAATTAATAGCTGATTTAGTTTTAAGCGGTTTTATTTCTAAAAGTCAAAATTACTATTCTGAAAAATTCAGAAAAGTAAATGTATTAGAAGAAATATCATTTGGTAATTTTAGCCCTTCGACTAGAAATGCTTTAAAAATATATGATGGTGGTAGTAATTCATCTCGTATAGGATTTGGATATAATACTCCAGATGCAAAAACAGTTATTTTTTCTTTAGCTTCTTTTCCTATAATATTTGGATTAGGAACAGATGCAACTAATACAAATTTCACAAACTCAAAATTATCTATTTTTGAAAATGGTGTAGGATTAGGGAATATGGTAGATGTTTCTAGTGGTAAAAAATTAGATATACTTGGAAATTTAGCAGTAGGGAATGGAACTCGTTATGATTCATTAGCGACTTTTGAAAGTTCATCAACAAATAATAATACTGTTATTTTTACACGAGGAGCATCTGGAAATTCTAATAGAATGTTTTTCTGCACTGGAAGCACTTATAATTGGTTTTTTGGGATGACAGTAGGAGATTCTGATTTTAAAATTTCAGACGAAAACAACGGACAAAATAGAATAAGATTTATTCCGGGAACAGAAATATCTTCTTTAACTTTTAATGGCGCAACAGGAGCAGTTGAATTAATAAGCACACCTTCATCTCCTAGTGGAAATCAAGTAGTGGTTAAAAGTCAGCTGTCAAAACAAATCGAAGTAGGAACATCACAAGATTTTCAACTCGATTGGATGGATAATGAGATTATATTCAAT